TACACCAAGTGTTATATTGATATGGAGGATAATAAAGTAAGCAATGATCACAAGACCACTGCCCAATACTCTCATAGGGACAATCATATTAATTAAAACTTAGCAGTTACACTAACAACCTTAGCGTTTGGGTTACGAGCAAGAGCAACCTCTCTTGCTTCCGAGTAGTTACGAGCAATGACATCCTCCTTGAAGACGGTGCCTGCTACGTAGAGGGTGACTTCACATTTCATAGTTGGTTAGGACGAGTTCCTTGCGAGACGCTTGATCTACATTATAACTCCCCACGCTCCTCATGGTGTAAGTGTGTGCAAATTCCGCAGCTGTCCACCCCTGCTTGAAGCGGTCTCGGATCAGTTGCGATGAGTTGTAACTAACAAGTTGGTGAGAGATAAAGCGATCACAATCAGAAGCAAACTTATCATGGTCGAATCCCTTGTGCATGTTGCCTCTCTTGCCATAAAGGTTTGATCCAATCTCATAGGGGGGATCGAGATAGACAAAGGTTGACTTAGTGTCGCAGAATAATTCTTCATATGAAAGTTTAGTAATTTTCCAACGGCGAATCATTCCTGAATATTCAGGGAGTTTACAAATGCCTCGCATTGAGAAATTGCTATCTGACGCTTGCTTGCTGAAGGAACTGGATTCTGTGAGACCAGAAAAAGAGCACTTATTAACAATGTAAAAACACACAGCACGATATAGATCGGACGTAGAATCATCATTTAATTGGTCCTTAGAATCTAGAAATAAAGTTTTTGCTGATGTTTGATCTGGATGATCGTTCTTAAGATCCTTCAGCAAGGAAGAAAGTTCTTCACCTTGATCTTGAAGAACACGCCAGAAGTTGTAGAGTGGTTCGTATAGATCGTTTACCCAGATGTCTAGGTGTGGATATCGTTTACCAATTTCTAATGCTACAGATCCACCACCCAAGAATGGTTCACGATAGTGAGTATAGTCCTTAAGATCAGGAATATATTGAAAGAGTTTGCTCAAGGCACGACTCTTACCACCAGGATATCTAAGTGGCGTCTTCAGTGACTTCAAAGTTTTTGTCATGATATTTAAGGTATTCACGAAAGATGTGTTTCATTTCACGCTGCGTCATACCACAATGGGTAGCAGCAGTAGGTAGATTCATTGTAGCATAGAAGAGACCTTCGTTTGCTTCCTTTACGTTTTCAGGTGTCGTCTTCTTCATCGACATTTTCAAAATCCTCTATTTGATTTGCAGATACCTCATGCTCTCCAGCAATAAGATACCAGTGGTGACCAGCACGTTCACCAAGATACATCATCTCATCTTTAGGAAAAGCATTTTCTCGCATTGCTGCCTGGATCTTCAGATGGATCAGTTCTTCTTGACTAGGAACTTTCATCGGAACTCACAACTCATCATAATTTCAACAAGACATGCCAACAGGTTAATCTCCTGGTCAGCAGAAAAAGCAATCTGATACTGATACTTAGCAAGGATCAGGACTACTTCTGGAATGTATTTGGGTTTAACGGTTTCATAGATAGCATCATAGATTTTACGCATGATAATGTTTGCATCATTATCAATATTATCTACGACCCATTTGCGAACTGTAGAGAACTCTTTGTTCTTCAGGGAGTTCATCAACTGAGAGAGATTGACATCAGCAATATCGCAAAGAATATCGGTATCAATCTTACCAGTTGAAGCATGACGTTGTGCTTCATTAATTAGACGACGCCAGTCAGGGTAGTAACGTTGGATCAGTTTGACAACCACCTTGTCCTGATACTCAACTTCATTATCATCCAAGATCTTCTTCAGGCGAAGGAAGAACTGACCTTGGAGTTGTTGCTGCTGCTCCTTCTGGATTCGGAAGTCAAAGACCGTGCAACGGGAGTGCAGCGGTTCGATGATCTTGTTCTGATAGTTACAGGTAAAGATGAAACGACAGTTGCCATGAAACTCCTCCACAGCAGTTCTCAAAGACAGTTGAACATCATTGGTGGTGTTGTCTGCCTCATCGATAATGACCACCTTGTGGGGTGCTCCAGAGGTCAATGAGACAGTCGTAGCAAACTGACGAACACGGTTGCGAACAGTGTCTAGGAAACGTCCTTCATCCGATCCATTGATCACGATGTAAGAGGCACCAATCTCATCACACACTGCCTTAGCAAGAGTGGTTTTACCTACACCAGCGGTGCCAGTAAGGAGAAGATTAGGGATCTCTCCTTTATCAACAAATCCTTGAAATGCTTTTTTAATATTAGCAGGAAGAATACAGTCTTCGATCTTTTGAGGACGATACTGTTCTACCCAAAGGAATTTTTTCATTAAGATGCTTCTGGTTCTAGTGCGACGTAGTAAGTAAGATTAAGATGATGGTGCTTCCATTCAGAAATAAGATGCTTCGACACCTTAACTGAATAGTCACCAGGGTGAAGGCGAATGTTTTCAACCTTGATTGTCAGTTCATAGTCGCCAGTGGTATCTCCCACTACAGTTTGAGAGTAACCATTGCTGGTGTCATTCTCCTTGTCACGAAGTTCCAGTGAAATCTCACCAGATTGTGAACGGAAGACTAGATCGGGAAGACTGTAAATGTTTGCTGCTTTCTGCAGACCAGTTAAATCTTCTTGAGTCAGACTGAACTGGATGTCAGCACCAGGAAAGTTAACATCTTTGTTAGGTGCAGACTTGAGAGTGATCTCAGGATCGGAGAAGTAATACTTAGCAGAACGTCCACGACCACGAATGTATACGTATTCTTGATTGTTGAACTCAAGAGTCGGACTCTCGAAGAGTGACAGACCAGCAAGAAACTGGTTCAGATCGTAGATACCAAAAGTTTGGGGGAAAGATTCTTCGCAAGTGTATTGTGCGATTGCATTCTCACCGACGCTAATGGTCTTCAGTTCACTACCTTCACGAATGAGGATAGAACTGTTGATGGTTGAATAGTTCTTCAGAACTTGAAGCGTTTGATTGGAAAGAAATACTTTGCTCATTGATTGTAGGATTCGGTAACGGCAGTCTTGTCAGAAAAATGTAGGAGTAGCAATGCGTAGTGAAGGATCTTAATGATATCACGACGGGCAGTGCCTTTACGATCGTAGCGTGAAGCATACTTAAGGATGTTGCAACGGCAGAATGCCTCAGCGTCTCCACATGCTTCAATTAGATCTAACGTTTGAATGCTGTCGTTACCAGCAGAATAGTGTTGTCCATAAGTTCCAGAGATGTAGTCACGTAGCTCTTTGATGAGAGCGTCTTCATTATATTTCAAAGTCATTTGTCCCAAATGGATTCTATGTTATCATGATAGCATTCAAAGACGGTTCCGTCAATTGATTGCATGTAGAGTTTGATGCCCTCTCCTCCAATAATTTTAGCAGACTTATAGTCGCAATCTTTCAGGATTGCAACGTGTCCGACATAACCATGGAATTTATCTTCAGTCATCATTAGTTTCGGTGTCAACTTCTGCGTCAAGTTTGCCATAAAGTTCAATGAAAGATTGCTTAGTCTCTTCATCAAAGCGGTTGGTGCAAACCTTGATTGCCTTGAGGCGATCACCAAAGATTACATAAGCACGAATGATATGAGACAAGCGACGGGTAGAGATTACCTCATCGATGCCACCGTCTGCGAATGTTTTGCGAATGACATCTGCCCAGTCTGCAAGTTTAGCACAAAACTCGTCATCTGTCACCCCAACCTTCATGCACAGTCGCTCAAGGATCTTGGTCTCAATCTTAGGAGTAGGATATTCTTGCTCAAAGGTCAAGGCGAAACGCTCAAGGAATGCTTCATTAAGAACGTTTGTGCCAATGAAGCGACCGTCATCAGAACCTTTGCCCTTGGTGTTAGCAGTGGCGATGATGTTGAAACCAGGAGCAGGTTGCACAATGCGACCAGTCTTCTTTAAGTAAACACCCTTGCCTTCAAGAATAGACTGGAGACACATAATCTTATTCGATGCCAGGTCAATCTCGTCTAGAAGCAACACAGCTCCACGTTGAAGAGCTTCGACGACAGGACCATTATGCCAAACAGTTGCCCCATCCACAAGGCGAAACCCACCAATAAGATCATCTTCATCAGTTTCAATGGTGATGTTCACACGGATGATCTCCTTATTTAGAGCAGCACATGCTTGCTCAACACCCATGGTCTTACCGTTACCAGAGAGTCCAGTGATGAACACAGGGTAGAAGATACCAGAGTTGATGATCTTCTTCACGTCAGTAAAGTTACCGAACGGGACAAAGGTATCATCCTTTTCAGGAATCAGATCGCGATTTTCCTGAGCGGTAACACGAATTGGTGCTGCAGGTGCTTGATATGTTTGCTCCAACTTTTCTTGGACAGTAAGATTCCACTTACCACGACCCACATTGTAATCACGAACGCGCTTAACAGCAGTAGGATAAGTAACCCCAAAGTGCTTGCAAGCAGAACGAAGGTGATCGGCATTGATATCGCTTCCAAAGTTCTCAGACAGATAAGAAGTAAGTTGTGTGGTTGTTAAGTCAGACTTAGCAGGCATCGGTCTCTTGTGTTGTATGCATATATTATACACAAAAAAGCGCCCCTAGTGGGACGCTGTGGACCAGTTTCAGAACTGGATCTTGAAACCTGTCGGGGTCTCAATATGTTTTGCCCCCATCTGTTGGTAGTGACGAACTGTTTCAACTTCCTCAGGTGCCTGTGGTTGCTCTGATACCGTCTCTACTGTGTCAAACAGGATCTCTGCTTGCTGAAACGGTTCATCTTCTGAAAAGAGTCTAGGGAATCGAGAACGGAAAGAATTCAATTCGGGTAGATACTTGTTTCTTTTAAACCATTCACCTACACTCTGTCTCCCAAGTTCACATTGTTCCTCATTAAAGTCAGGATATTCGAGGCGAATATTTTTCTTTACGAATGTAAGTTTTACTTTGTCGGAGATTTCTCCCTTCTTTAAAGCAGACACGCCGTCACGAAAAGCAAGGATGCAGATCTTTTTGTTTGTTTCATATCGGTTTTTGACGTTAAAGTCTTTGTTAACGTATTGAAGCTTAGATACTCTGCTCATTTTAAATCAAAAATAATGTTTATTGCACTCTTATAATTATAAGGGATATATCTAAATTTGTCAAGAAATGAGGGAAATAAATGAATTAAGAATTTTTTTGTTGTTTTGTTTTTTTGATATCATCTTACGAAAAGCAGATCTCACTTGAGTCTTGCTAGCACCAGCATCAACTTCCAGTTCAACATCTTCTGTGCTAGTTGCCTTGGCATGGATGGCATACAAAGCATCGTAAGAGATAGGGTTAGGAAGAACAGCAGACTTCTCTTTCTTCCACTGCTTCTGTAGTTGATACAGAGCATCATATTCGTTGTGACAATAACGATGATAGAAAGTAGTCAGACCACTGGACTCAACAATACGGAATCCCATGACGTTGACACCAGGATTGTTCTCCTTTAGGTTGTCAATGAAAAG